GGATTCAATGATCCTACAGACTGGATTTCAACAGGCAACTACACATTAAACTACTTACTATCTGGCAATTTTGAAAGAGGAATTCCGATGGGTAAAGTTACTGTATTTGCAGGCGAATCGGGCGCAGGTAAAAGTTTTATCTGTTCGGGTAACATTGTACGACACGCACAAGAACAAGGCATTTATGTAATCTTGATTGATACAGAAAACGCACTTGACGAAGCATGGCTGCACGCACTTGGTGTAGATACTACAGAAGACAAATTGCTAAAACTTAACATGGCTATGATCGATGATGTGGCTAAAGTTATCAGTGACTTTGTTAAAGAGTATCGCACACTACCAGAAGAGGATCGCCCAAAGGTATTGTTTGTCCTAGACAGTTTAGGTATGATGTTAACCCCGACAGATGTTAACCAGTTCGAAGCAGGTGAAATGAAAGGTGATATGGGTCGTAAACCTAAGGCACTTACAGCACTTGTTCGTAACTGCGTAAACATGTTTGGTACATTGAATCTTGGATTGGTTTGTACAAATCATACATACGCAAGCCAGGACATGTTTGATCCAGATGACAAGATTAGTGGTGGTCAAGGCTTTATCTACGCTTCTAGTATTGTAGTAGCCATGCGTAAACTTAAACTTAAAACAGACGCTGATGGTAATAAGACCACAACAGTCAATGGTATCCGTGCTGCTTGTAAGATCATGAAAACACGTTATGCTAAACCATTCGAGTCAGTTCAAGTTGAAATTCCATATGAAACAGGTATGAGTCCATACAGCGGCTTAACAGACATGTTAGAAGCTAAAAACTTGCTTAAGAAAGAAGGCAACAGTTTGGTTTATACCTTTGCTGATAAAACAACTATTAAACAGTTCCGCAAAGCATGGGAACGTAATGAAGATGGTTGCTTAGACAAAGTAATGAAAGAATTATCATCTAATGTTAATCTGCTAAGTACTGAATCAAAAGTAGTTGAAGAAACAGAAGAGGAGATAGCAGAATGAGTGTTGAATTAGACATTGCTAGTGAAGTTTGGCTTACCTGTAAAGAGTATATCGGCCCTAAAGATCGCCAAGCCGCCGCAGATCACGTGATCAGTGTGGCAGCTGATCACAATATCACTGAAAGTGAACTTAAAACCTTTGGCGGTACTGATGCTTATCTAGGTCGTGCTGTTAAAGAGTATCTTGGCGATGAAGAAGATGAGGCGATCGCCGATGAAGAAAATGACGGTGATGATTATTAATGTGGTATAGTCGTGTAGTTGCAAGTTTAGGCAGTATTCCGGATTTTATAGATCATTATGAAAAAGAACTGGATGAAGCCAAAACAGAAGTTGGAGTCTATGGTAACATAGAAAAGAATCTTGCTGGCCTGCCTGGTATTACAGAAAGACGTTTTAATCAACTACAAGAGATTGAAGCAGTTCTCAACTATCTAAATATTCAACTACGCAAGATACGTACTAAACACTTTAAGAAATATCTAGAAAATTATCAACGAGCACTAACAAGTCGTGACGTAGAAAAATATGTTGATGGCGAGGATGAAGTCATTGACTTTGAAACTATCATCAATGAAGTAGCACTACTGCGTAATCGTTGGCTAGGTATCATGAAAGGACTTGAAAGCAAGAACTTCATGTTAGGGCATGTAACTCGCTTGAGAACAGCAGGTATGGAGGACGCATCAATTGGCTAGGCATAGTTTAAGTATCTTAGAAACCATACAACAATATGATGATTTTTTGTCTAGTATACGACACGTAGCAGATCTAGGTTGTGGATCAGGGGAAGACATCGCTTGGTGGGCTACCTTAGAAAATAACGATGACCCACCAGAGCCCTATAACTTCAATTGCTTTGCAGTTGACAATAACAAGGATAGGTTAGCACAGGTTCCTAAGCTCAAGAACATACACAAGATCCATGACATCTATGATCGGCCAATCCTATTTCCAGTCAGCATAGATCTAATCTGGGCACACGATAGCCTTACCTATAGTTTAAATCCCTTAGAAACTCTGCGCATGTGGAACAGCTATATGACGGTAAATGGCATGCTATTGGTCACGGTGCAACAGCACACAGGTATAGAGTATGATAGATATTTTAGCAGAGGCTATAGCGGAGCCTATTTCCATTGGACTCCTATCATGTTGATCTACATGCTGGCAGTTAATGGATTTGATTGTCGTGATGCTTATCTTCTAAAAAAATTCCAAGATCCCTGGATACAGATGGCAGTTTATAAGACTGACATCGCACCCATGGATCCCATGACCACCACATGGTATGACCTCATTGATAAGAATCTACTACATCCTAGCATAGTAAGTAGCGTCAATAGTAATGGCTTTCTTAAGCAAGAGGAAATAGTCATGCCATGGCTAGACAAGGAAAATTATTTCATTGACTATGTTAGTCGCCAGATTGAGTTTCCTCCTGTTACAGAAACCACGGGAGTTTTCAATGAGACAGCAGTCTCAGCACAGACATCAATCGAACAGGCTAAACCCACGATCAAAGAAACATCCTTACTTAAACCATTGAAAATAAAATCTACTCCACCTACGAGAAAGAGTTACAAATCAAAATGATCAATCGTGTAGTACTAGTGACTGGTGGATTCGATCCCCTGCATTCAGGACACATAGAATATCTCAAGGCAGCCAAGAAACTAGGTAACGTACTCATAGTGGGGGTTAACAGCGATGCCTGGTTAACACGCAAGAAAGGCCGCGCTTTCATGCCCGGCAATGAACGCATCGCAGTCTTAGAAAATCTCAAATTCATTGATGCTTGTATATTGTTCAACGACAACGATGACACAGCCATAGAAGCCATACGCAACGTGCAAAATCTATATCCCAATAGCCAGATCATATTTGCCAATGGTGGCGATCGAACCAAGGACAATATTCCAGAGATGATCTGCCAGGATGTTGAATTCGTGTTTGGGGTCGGTGGTGAAGACAAGCTGAACAGTTCGAGTTGGATCTTGGAAGAGTGGAAAGCACCTAAGACAACACGTCCTTGGGGGTATTATCGTGTTCTACATGAAGTGCCTGGTACTAAAGTTAAAGAACTTACTATTAATCCAGGACAAACCCTGACCATGCAACGGCATTTTGACCGTAGCGAACATTGGCATATCTCTGAAGGACATTGCCAGGTTGAACTTGAGGATGAGTCTATTCCTCTACATCAGCACGAGCACTATCACATACTACCAGAAACATGGCACAGACTGTACAATCCCTTCGCAAAAGCCTGTAAAATAGTGGAAATCCAGTATGGTATTGACTGCACTGAACAAGATATAGAACGTAGATAAATACATTATCATGCGAGCACATCAGTTTATTACAGAAATAGGTAATCTTGCTACAGGCGAGATTAAAAAATATCAAAGCAGAGTAGCTGCCTTTATACACAAAGTCCAAGCAGGATCACCGTTCGTGACACAAGATGGTAGAGACTTTATCATTGATAAAAAGCAACTACCACAACTTAAAAAATTCCTATTAGACCCTAAAAGCAAAGGACAGTTACTAGTTCGCAGTGTTGATGGTGAAACTATCAGTACCAGCAAACTAGTAAAAACTACTGAGTTTGGTGGACAAAGTAGTCCCACCCAAGCACAAGGGCAAAACGTCGATGTCAGCGATACCGCAGGTAAAGAGGGTTTACCAGTTAAACCACCACAAGTATTTAAAACTACTGATATCAAAGATATTAATCTTGCTACAGCTAAAGACCTACAACGTGCTGGTGCATTTAAGGTTAAAGAATTATATAACAAAATTACTACTAGCGAACAATTAAACGCACTAGGTACATATGGTCAAGCGATCATTAGCTGTGCTAAACAAATTAACTCAGGAAAAGATCCCAAAGTTCCAGAAGGACTTAGCAGCGCACAGATGCGTGCTCTAGTAGATTATGCTGGGGAATATCTGGGCATCCTTGCCATGTACAAAGGTACAGCAGACTTTCCTAAACGTGAAGCATTCTTAAAATTCATTGGCAATGATCTAGGCACAAGTACTTTATATTTTCCGAGCAAAAGCAATACTCCATTGGCAGACAGCTTTGCTATCCAAGACAGCGAAACGGGACATACTATATACATGAGTAGCAAAGGATCAGCAGGTGGAGCGGCGCCGGCCATCAGCGGACTTAAAATACCAGAAGAGCTAAAAAAACGTCGCCAATATAAAGATGCAATCGAATTTATCTTGCTATGTCAGGGTACTGGAGCTATCGAACAACCATTCTATTTAATGAATTATATAGCACAAAAATATCCGGATGCTATCGACGAAAAATTTATAAAAATGTTACCATGGGATATTACAGCTACAGTAAATGCAGTGAATGCCAGCCGTAAACAAGGTAAACCATTGCCAGCAAAAATGCAGAAATTCGTTGACAGTTTTATATTCAAACGTAAACTAGCAGATGAAACTACCCCAGGTGGTGTATTACATTATGTTACGATCAAAGAAGTCATGCGTATTGTTAATGCTGGTGCTATTAAAAATTTCCAAGCCTGTGTGTTAGAAATTTTAAGTGAAAATTTCGTCCAAATCTACACGCAAGGAACTAAATTAGGTACACTCGAAACCTACGTGTTATGGCCAGCCAAAGTTGATGGTCAAGTATCAGTAGAAAGTAAAGGCAGTGCCAGCAATCCAGTCAAAGGAACGGTAAGTTTCCGCGTCAGTAAATAGTTGACTTCTGTACTACAATCTGTTATAATTAACTGTATTTTCAATCATCATGGAGTAGATCAATGTCAGTAAAAACCGTAAACACTGTAGAACGATATAATATCGATAACTGCGTAAGTGTATTTGAAGGCAGTCGTTATAAAATGATCCTGGCTGGCGCTACACGTGCTAGAGAAATTGCCAATGAACGCACTTTTGCTGAAAAGCAAGGTGGTCGTACTAAACACGCAAATAAACCTGTAGTCGAAGCACTATGTGAAATTGATCAAGGTAAAATTGGTCAAGAATATTTAAACAAACTCAGATAAGGACATATCATGGCAAAAACTAACTCGACATTTAAATTTGGTAAAATGAACAAGATTAAACTTGGTAACATTTCTGACCCAATTGCACGTAATTTTTTTAAAAAAGCAATGATTGATGCACAGAATACTTATATGGCTAGTAAAAATCGTAAGTTCAGTGACCCAGCACAGGCACAGAAAGGTGGTAATCGTCCACAACCAACTACTACACAGGGAACTAGTGAATAATGGATTATAAAGTAAAAGACATTAGCCTCGCCGCTTGGGGGCATAAAGAAATAGCAATCGCTGAAACAGAAATGCCAGGTTTGATATCTATCAGAGAAGAGTTTAAAGAAGCTCAACCACTTGCAGGGGCACGTATCTCTGGGTCATTACATATGACTATCCAAACAGCAGTATTAGTTGAAACACTGGTTGCTCTTGGCGCTGAAGTACGTTGGAGTTCATGTAACATATTTTCAACACAGGATCACGCCGCTGCCGCACTAGCTGATCAAGGAATACCTGTATTTGCTTGGAAAGGCGAAACGGAAGAAGAATACTGGTGGTGTATTGAACAGACAGTTAGTGGTCCCGACGATTGGCGGCCAAATATGTTGCTTGATGATGGCCATGACCTTACCTGGCATATCCATGAAAAACATCCGCACCTATTAGAAGGTATCCGCGGGGTAACAGAAGAAACAACTACAGGTATCCATAAGATCAATGAAGCTATTGCTCAAGGCACATTCAAACTACGTGCTATCAATGTAAACGATTCAGTGACCAAAGCCAAGTTTGATAACTTGTATGGGTGCCGTGAGTCATTAGTAGATGGTATTAAACGTGCCACTGACGTTATGATCGCAGGTAAAGTAGCAGTGGTAGCTGGCTTTGGTGATGTAGGTAAAGGGTCTGCGGCTGCACTTCGCGCACTATCTGCACAGGTATGGGTAACTGAGATTGATCCAATCTGCGCACTACAGGCTGCCATGGAAGGCTATCGAGTAGTGACCATGGACTATGCCGCAGATAAGGCAGATATCTTTGTAACAGCTACAGGTAACATCGATGTTATAACTCGTGAACACATGGTGAAGATGAAACATAACAGCATCGTCTGTAACATTGGACACTTTGATAGCGAGATTGACATTGCTGGCATACAAGATCTAGTCTGGGATGAAATTAAACCACAGGTAGATCATGTGACCTTACCTAATGGTAATAAGATCATCATCCTTGCCAAGGGTAGATTGGTTAACTTAGGATGTGCTACAGGACATCCGAGTTATGTTATGTCAAACAGTTTCACTAATCAAGTACTGGCGCAGATTGAAATGTTCACTAACACTGAAGATTATCAAATTGGTCATTTATACCTACTACCAAAACATCTAGATGAGAAAGTCGCTCAATTACATCTGGCTAAGATTGGTGCTGACCTAACTACACTAACTGCTGAACAGGCAGATTATATTAGCGTTAAGGTTACCGGTCCATTTAAAGCTGATACCTATAGGTATTAATCGATCATTAAGTAATCTTTTAACCTACGGGTTATGTATATAAATAAAATGTGGCGTTAAAGCAACAAGATTTTATTCTGTGGCTTTTTTGCAACATTAACCAAGAGGAAACAAAATGAAAAAAAGTTTAATCGCAACACTTATCGCTGGCCTATCGTTTGGTACAGTAGCAATGGCTGAAGATGGCAAAAACTTTGCACATATCCAATACACATTCCGTGATACGATTGCTGATGACAAAGCTGCCCCTAATAGACAAGGTGTTAACTTTACAGTTGGCCGCAAGGTGTTAGATAACCTAACAATTGACCTAGGTGAACAATTCCGTACTGAACGTTTAAACAATGACGCTGGTGTAAGTACAACACGTTTAGAAGCAGGTGCTACATACTCATACAATCTACTTCCAGCTGTGTCATTATACACACGTGGCGGATTAGGTCAAAAGTTTAATTCAAATCAAGACTACACATACTATTCAGTTGAACCAGGTATTAAATATACTTTAACAGACGCATGGGCAGTTAAAGCAGGATACCGTTTCCGTGATGCGTTTAATGACGCATACAATGAAAAAACCAACACAGTACGATTTGGTGCTGAATACGCTGTCGCTAAAGATCAAGCACTAACATTAGGCATTGATCGTAGCTATGGTGCTAGTGAATTCGTTGGTTACAATGCAGGTTACATGATCAAGTTTTAATCAAACTAATAACGCCTCTTAACAATGCGCAACCTTTATTAGTATCCGAAAAAAGGCATCTTTTGGTGTCTTTTTTCTTGACTTTATTTTTTAGATATGTTATTATAATAAGGTAATAATCTTATAAGAGGAAGCAAACATGTTTGATTCAATTGAAATTCGTAAAGTAACAAATGGATTCGTAGTGATCCTGACACAAGAAGATGAAACCAGTGAATACGTATTTGATACCAGCCGTAAAGCTATTAAGTTTATCAAAGAATATGTAGAAACCAAGGTCGCTCGTACAGTAGCAGACCGAGTAGAAGCATAATTTTTCCGCCTATTTTAGCAAAAATAAATAGTTTAAAGCAGTAAATTCAACGAAAACTGGAGAAATCAATGTCAAAAACCGTCTTAGTGACTGGCGGTGCGGGTTTTATCGCACATCACGTTATTGAAAATATTTTAAGAAATACCGATTGGAACGTAGTCAGCTTAGACAGACTAGACTTCTCGGGTAATCTAAATCGACTATCAGATATGATGGCAGATTTTGATCAAGAAACACGTAAGCGTGTTAAGATTGTATTCCATGATCTACGTGCAGAATTAAATCCAATGGTAGCCAGAGATATCGGTGACGTGAACTATGTCTTACATTTAGCCGCAGGTAGCCATGTTGATCGATCAATTGAATTCCCAATGGAGTTTGTCTGGGATAACGTAGTTGGCACAGGTCATATATTAGAATTTAGTCGTAAGTTAAAAAATCTAGAACGTTTCATCTACTTCTCAACTGATGAAGTATTTGGTCCAGCACCTAACGGTGTCAACTACGCCGAACGTGATCGTTACAATAGTAGTAATCCATATTCAGCTACTAAGGCTGGCGGCGAAGAACTTGCAGTGGCATTTGAAAATACCTACAAGATGCCGATCTACATCACACATACCATGAACGTGTTTGGCCAACGTCAACACCCAGAAAAGTTTATTCCGATGTGCATCCGTAAGGTAAACGATGGTGATGCTATTACCATCCACAGTGACAGCACACGCACTATCCCAGGTAGTCGATTCTATATCCATGCGGCAGACGTAGCAGATGCTATGATGTTCTTGCTGGGATTAGATTCAACTAAACTAGAAGCAGACTATGGTGACGCTAAATGTCCTAAGTTCAACCTAGTAGGCAAACAAGAAATTAACAATTTACAACTAGCCCAGATTATCGCTGATTCGCAAGGAAAAGAATTGAAGTACGAAATGGTTGACTTCCATAGTTCACGCCCAGGACATGACCTACGTTATGCTCTAAGCGGTGACTACATGCGCAGTTTAGGTTGGGAACCTAAGGTTAGTTTAACAGAACGTATTGGTGAAGTAGTAGACTGGACATTGAAAAATGACCGTTGGTTACGTTGCGAATAAAGGATAACTATGAAAAATATCGTATTACTAACATCAGCAGTTTATACCAACTATGGAATCTACAACCCACAGGATCGTATTAAACAGACATTAGATACAGCCAAGAGTGCCAAGAAATACATTCCTGGTGCAGTCATCATTCTAGTAGACAACAGCAAAACGGATGTGCAGAATGATACCAGCGCAGAGTTTGAAGAACTGATCGACACAGTCGACTATTATATCGACAACAGTGACGATGATGATATCAAGTACTTCCATGCCAATGTTACCAACTATGATATTGGTAAGAACGCCATGGAAGCTCTAGGTATGATGAAGGCATTGACTTATATCAACAGTGATGAAGACATGAAAAAAGTTATTACTGATGCTGATCGTATTTTCAAACTTAGTGGCCGCTATCAAGTAACTGACAAGTTTGATATTGCTAAGTTCAGCAACGCTAGTACTAAAGACAAATACGTATTTAAACGAGCACAACCAAGCTGGATTAATCCAGCTGATACCGGAGTTAATACCTTATTACAAACACGTCTATGGTCATTTACTCCTGCTATGATATCGAATGCTATGCAGTTATATAAAGATATCATTGAGACCATGGTTAAATTGTTTAACGAAGGCAAGTATATCGACAATGAACATGCTATGAGTAAGTTTATTCCAAGAGACCAATTAGTTGAAATTGAAACAGTAGGACTAATGGGTAATATCGCTCCTAATGGCATGATGATCATTGACTAATGAAAAAAGTATTAATTCTAGGTGGCGATGGTTACATTGGATCTAGGTTACGCCAAGTACTAAGACAAAGTCATTTTGTTAAAACCAACGACATCTGTTGGTTTTCTCATGATGAAACCAGTGACCGCAGAGACTATCAAAAACTTACTAGAGAAGAACTAGCAGAGTTTGAAGTAGTTGTGGTCTTAGCTGGCCACAGTAGTGTTCCTAGTTGCAACGGTGCACTGCCGGGTCCGTGGTTAAACAATGTAACTAACTTTACAGACCTATTAGAAAAATTAGACGATCAATTGGTTATCTATGCTAGTTCAGCAAGTGTCTATGGTAACAGTGCCCCCGGTGAACGACACAAAGAAACTAACAAGATATTTGTGCCAGTTAATAACTATGATGTTACCAAATACGCATTGGATCAACAAGCAATCATAGCCAACCTTAACGGTCGTCGAGTAATTGGTCTACGCTTTGGCACAGTCAATGGTTGGGCACCTAACCTGCGTGTTGACGTTATGATTAACAGTATGTACCATAGCGTACAAATGGGCACAGGTATACAGGTAATGAACAAGCAGATTAGCCGTGCTATGTTAGGCATAGAAGATTTATGCCGTGCTGTAAATCGCTGTATTGAGCGACCAGTACCGGGTATTTATAATCTTGCTAGTTTCAATGCAACAGTAGGTGAGATAGCCAAGGCAGTTAGTGCTAAACTAGGTGTTGATATCGTTGATCGAGGAGCCACTGTGAATGCCTATGATTTTGCATTAGATACCAGACTATTTGAGCAAACGTTTGACTTTACGTTTACTGCTACACCTGCTACAATAGTAGATAGTTTAATAGAAAGTTATGAACAATCAACTCCGCAATGGAGAGACAAATATATAATTTATAATTGGGAACAAGATTATGCAAGATGCTAAAGAATTAAAAGAATGCCTGTGTTGTGGTAGTGAGAGATTAAAACTAGTATTAGATCTAAAAGAACAACCAATGGCTAACAGTTTTAAGAAAGCCGCGGAAGATGAGGAATTGTTATTTCCGCTGAAGCTGAATATCTGTGAAGACTGTACTCATCTACAACTTAGCCACGCAGTTAATCCAGATCTCTTATTTAAGAACTACCTATATGTCAGTGGCACCAGCCAGACACTCCGTGACTATTTTGATTGGTTTGCTAGACGTACCTTAGAATATTTTGAGACACCACCACAAACAGTATTAGACATAGCCTGTAACGATGGCAGCCAATTGAATTCATTCAAAGATCTAGGATTAAAGACCTATGGTGTTGATCCGGCTGAAAATCTACATCCGTTGAGCTCAGCTAACCACGACGTGGTCTGCGATTATTTCACTGACAAATATGCTTATCATTATGGCAGCAAGAATCTAGACATCATCACAGCGCAGAATG